GAACATTGCAGACTTTGTGGAACATATGTAAATGGATACGGGCAGATACATCACATATACACACGTAATTCACATATTCCTAAATACCTTGAAGTGCCTGACGTTCCTAAAAATCATCATCCCTGGAATCTTATTCTGTTATGTCCTGAATGCCACATAAAGATCCACAATGGATTGCAGATAGATAAAGAAAAGCTCATACAGGAAAACAAAAAGAAAAAACTTACCAAAGAGGTCAAAAAGTGGGTGGAAGAAAATGAATTGGGATAAGATAGATGAAATTCTTCAGATAGATGAACTTACTGCGGAAGAATTGTCTGTCATAGCAGCACAAGAAGCGCAACTGAGAATTCAAAAGAACGCGAATCTTCTTGCAAAGGTTAATAACCTTCTCTTAGAAGCAACGAATGAACTTGGAAAGTGGAGGATTATCGTTGAGAAACTGAAGCATACAAAGAACACAATTATCGAACAGAATAGGGCGTTGAAAGAGATCTTGAAAGGGGAGAAGTGGTAAGTGTCGAGTGTCGAATTTAGAAAAACAAGTGTCGAAGTGTCGAACACAAAGAGGGTGATTAATATGTACAATGCTCGATGTAAAGTTTGTAATTCACAATACAAAGAATTGATAGAAGAAAGGTATCAACAAGGGGAAAGTGCTCTGGCAATTTCCAAATGGTTATTCTCTGAATTTGGAGAAAGTATAAGTGATCGAGCTATAAGAAATCATATGAACAAACACTTCAACGTAAAAAAAGTTGTCCAGAAAGAGTATCTCAAAAAGAAATCGGACAATCCTGAAGAGCGCATGAAAAAGTTTGTCGAGGAAGAACTCGACGAGATAGCAGAGCTCGACTCGATTATCAGGGAGAGCCGAGAGCTTCGCAAACTTGCTTTTGAGCGAATCAAGGAAGCCACAAGAGCACGTTCGGTGGAAGTCTGGAATGCTACGTGGAGCAATGCATCACGTGAAGCGGTCAGAGCAATGAAGATGAAGTTGGAAAAACTTGGCACGACAGCAAAGAACGAACTCGTGAACCTCCTAAAGGAGATGTGGGAGGATGAGAACGTGGAAGAATGATCCTGTTTTGTTTGCTGAGAGGTTCTTCGGCTGGAAAGCGCACGACGCACAAAAGCGAATACTTCGTGCGAAAGGACAAGTTATCACGATAGCAGCCGGGCGACGATTTGGAAAATCAGAAGCAATGGCGATAGATGCTTTGTTTTTTTCTTTCAAACATCCGCAAACAATTCAATTTATCATTGCACCAACTTATGATCAATCTACGGTTATTTTTGAAACAATGCTAAAATTTCTTTCAAAATCTCCATGGCAAGGGTTAATTGAAAAGATTAAATACTCACCGTATCCAATTTTAAAGTTTTTTCATAATTCAGAAATACATGCAAGATCTGCAGATAAATATCATAATCTGCGAGGTCGAAAAGCGCATAGAGTTATCCTGGACGAGGCCGCGTTCATCAAGGATGAAGCTGTTTATGAAGTCATCGAGCCGATGTTAGCTGACTTCAATGGTCAAATGATCAAGATATCGACTCCATATGGCAAGAATCATTTCTGGGAAACATATATGAAAGGATTAGAAGGAGTACCAGGATACATATCGTTTCAATTCCCATCATCTGCAAACCCATACATATCACACGAATTTCTAGAAGCCAAGAAAAGTGAATATGGTGAAAGTTCCTTGCGTTGGAGAATTGAATATCTTGCTGAATTTGTTGATGAGCAAGATCTGGTATTTCCATGGCATTTAATTGATGCTATTGTTGAAGATTATCAAATACCAATTTCTAAGAAAGATAACAGCGTTTACTACATGGGAGTTGACGTTGCAAAGTATGAAGACTGGACCGTGATTATTGTTTTAAACCAAGATGGTAAATTAGTGTATTTTGAACGCTTTAATCGTAAGCCATGGAGATTTGTGGTGAATAGAATTGCTGATGTGCAAAAACAATACAATGCACACGGTTATATAGATGCTACAGGCGTTGGAGATCCAATTTGGGAAGCACTAACTGAAAAAGGTGTTTATCTAGAACCGTTTAAATTCACTTCGCAGAGTAAACAGCAAATTATTGATACTTTGCGTGGAAAAATGGAAAATAAAGAAATTGTTATTCCAAGAATTCCAGAGTTAATAGATGAGCTGAGATATTTTGAATACGAAATGAGACCTACTGGAACAATGAAACTAGAAGCAAGGTACGGATATCATGACGACTGTGTGATGGCTCTGGCACTTGCAGCATGGGGAACACGAACACAGCAAGATGCGATGATTCTTGACAAATCCGACTGGGGCGTTTGGTAAAGGGGTGATAAATGTGAATATAACTGAACTCGATGAAATTCTTGGATCACCGTATGCTTTAACAACCAGAACAAAAGCAATGCAAATGTTTGATCTTTACACAAACAATCATGCGATCTTGGAAAAGCCGAATAAAACAGTTGCAGGAAAAACATTCAGGACTGCAAAGCTGCCATTAAACATGTATCAGCTCATCGTCCAGTTTGTCGTGGATTATCTCCTTTCACAGCCGATCTCAGTATCGCACTCGGATGAGCAATTTCAAGAGCTGATAAATGAGTTTCATAAATTGAACGGGATTCGAAGGCACAATCGCAAGCTGCTGGAGGCAATGTGCGTGTTCGGACACGCGTTCGAGCACTTTTTCGTTGACGAGGAAGGCAAACCGAGATTGAGACTCATAGACAATATGGCAGCGATCCCGTACTACGACGAATTTATGAGCTTGGAGATGTTCATCGAGGAGTTCAAAGTCCAGAGACTCGACGGGACTGAGCAGAGAATTTGCCGAGTCTACACAAAGGATGCAACGATTGAGTTTATAGGAGAAAAAGACGCGTGGCTTACGAAGGAAGAGACGGAGAACTTGTTCGGCTTTCCTGTCGTTGGCTATATAAACGCGGAATTCCACCGTCAAATTGTGAGTGATATCGAGCAGATACAGCCGCTCGTTGAAGAGCTTGAAAAAGTTTTGAGTGATTTCGGAGACACGATAAGATACCACGCTGATCCACTTCTCGTTGCATTTGGCCAAAAACTCCCCGATGTACCAGCAAGAACTGGAAAGATCTTGAATTTCGAAAAAGGGGCTGATGTCAAATATCTCACGTGGGATCAGAACGTGAATGCAATCGAGTATTATGTAAAGCAGCTAAAAGAATTGATTTTCGAATTGACTTTAACACCTAAAATCTTGATTAATCCTGCAACCGTCAGCAATTTGTCTGGAGTGGCACTCAGGATTATGTACTCTCCAGCTTCGATTAAGGCAAATGCAAAAGAGTTGGCTTTGACTTCTGGAATGCAGAGACGATACGAACTTCTCGCAAAGTATTACGAATTGAAGACAGGCCAAAAAGTTGATTTAAGCAAACTTGAAATTAACTTCGCTCGCACGGTGCCAACAAACGAATCTGAACTGATCAACAACGTTCTTATGTTATTCTCTGCAGGCTTATTAAGCAAAAAAACGGCATTGCAACTCGCTCCGTATGTAGAAGATCCAAATAGTGAACTCGAGAAGATGAGAGAAGAGAACGAAGATGTTTATGCAAAACAATGGGAAGAAGAATTAAATGAGGCGGAGGCCGAAGAAGAATGAGAGAAGATATCGAACTGATCAAGAAGTTCGAAAAATATTACGATAAAAAGATACTCCAGCCATTTGTTGCGGCACTGACTAATTTGATAGAAAATACAGACTTTCGCAATTACACAATCCCAAAAAAGTTTAAAAGCAAACTGAATACTTTAGTAAAACAATGGGCGCTTGACTTTGAGAAAGGGCTTGAAGAGATTTTTGATGAAGTCGAGGAGAAGGTTTATCATGCTTGGTTTCGAGAGCTTTCCAATCAGTTGGAGAATCAGTTCAAATATAAAAAGACCGAATATCTCGTCGATAAGCAAAAGAAAAGGATTCTGAAAAAGACTTTTGATCGATGGGTTGTACACGTATCATTTGCCAAAAGAGCGACGTTCAATATCTGGAAGCATTATGAGATAGACGGATTAAAGCTCTCAGATAGAATCTGGAAACATGCAAAAGAAGCCGCAAAGCAGATCGAAAAGCAGGTTATGCTCTCTTTGCAAACAGGCATGAGCGCAAATCGATTGAGAGATCAACTTCTTGCAACGGCCGAACAACAACCTATCAAGATTCCGGAATATCTCCAGAAGCAATTAAAAGACGCGACTCCAGAGCAGATCGCAAAAAAGGTTTCTGAGTATATCAAGAAAAAGCAGGAATTTAATGCTAAAAGAGTTGCACGAACTGAAATCCAAAGGGCGTGGAGGATTACGTATGTAGAGCAATCGAAAAAATTACCGTTCGTAAAAGGGATCAAATGGAATTTATCGGGCTCACACAACATAGAAGACATTTGCGATGAACTAGCGAATACAGATGTAGGATTGGGGCCGGGAGTTTACCCACCGAACGCGGTGCCTTTTAATGGACAACCAGCTCACCCGCAATGCATGTGCAATCTGACGACTGTGTTAGATGAATTGGAGGTGGATTAATGGGTGATGTGATGAGGAGAGATAAAACTTGGAGCCCACCACCAGCAGGAAGTAAAGAAAGAGAAAAAATGCCAGCACATGTGTTTCTTGATCCAGAAAATAAGCGATATCCCTACAAGAAGTATGTGGATGGCAAATGGAAAATTTCTTGTGCGGGACTCTTAGCAGCATATCGACGAGCGATTATGAATGGTGAACAAAGCATCGCAAACAAGGCAAGAAAAATAGCTGAAGACAACAAATGCCCGTGGGCTAAAAAATAAGTGAGGAGGGATTTGAATGCCAGAAGAAATCAAGAGGGACCAACCCCAGCAACTCCAACCGGAGGGGCAGGGCGAGGTAACTCAGGAAGAAAAAAGCGAAGTTGTGTACGACGATAGCGATCCAATCGAAGTACTCAAAGCCACTGCAAAACAGTATGGTCTCAGTGAAGATGAGATCGCTATCATGACGAAGAAAGAACTCCAGAGTTTTCTCGATAAGAAAATTACCGAGGCAATTAAAACTCGAGAAGAAAATTTAAAGAAAAAGATGCAAGAAGAGGAGCTGAAAAAGAAGCAGCAGTACGAGGAACTTCTTAAAATGCGAGAAAAGGAGCTGTTAGAGTTAAAAAAACAGGTTTTGATCCAAAACTCTGGGCTTCCGACCGAACTCGCAAAGCTTGTCGAGGGCGATTCGGAGGAACAGATAAAAGAGAAAATTGCAACTTTACAAGAGCTATGGCAAAAAACAGTCGAAGCTAGTGTTCAGCGAGCACTTGAAGAACGCTTGAAAGGGAAAACTCCAACAGCTCCAAAAGAGCAAACTTTAAATCTTTCAAGAGAAGCACTAAAGAAAATGACGCCTGAACAAATTAACGAACTTTTTGAAAAAGGAGAACTCCAAAAACTATTGAAACGAGGAGGTTGATGTGAATGGCACTTGATGTTTTTATACCTGAAATTTGGAGTGCAAGGCTTTTAGCACATCTCGATAAAAAACATGTTTACGCAAAACTTGTGAATAGGGAGTACGAAGGTGAAATCAAAAATGTTGGAGATACAGTTAGAATAAGCCAAATTGGCGATGTCAATGTGAAAGATTACACAAAGAATACCGCAATTCAGGCTCCAGACGAGCTTACAGGACCTCAGTTAATCCTAACTCTTGATCAAGCAAAGTACTTCAATTTCGCGGTGGATGATATTGAAGCAGCGCAGGCAAACGTAAAGCTCATCGACCAAGCAATGGAGAGAGCCGCTTACGCGCTCGCTGACACAACAGATCAATATATAGCTTCCCTTGTCAGTCAAGCGGGGATCACAATCGATGATGGAGCCGGTGGTGCGATCGTTGTTGATGGAACCAATGTAAAAGCTTATGATCTACTTGTAGACATTGCAGTTCAGCTCGAACAGAACAATGTTCCTGCTGCAAACAGATGGATCGTTGTTCCACCATGGTTCATGGGCCAGCTTTTGAAGGATGACAGACTTATGAGAGTCGACTACAAAAACATGATTGCAACCGGAGAAATCCCCGGTATCGTCGGACTTAAAGTTTTTGTTAGCAATAACGTTCCAGAAAGTTCCGGGGTATACTCCGCGATGGCAGGATTCCCAGAAGCAATAGCATACGTCGAAAAAGTGATCAAGATGGAAGCTTATAGGCCCGAAGACAGATTCGCAGATGCCGTAAAAGGGCTTCTCGTCTATGGTGCAAAAGTGCTCCTTGCAAACGCTCTTGCAAAAGTTCTTATATCTGAATCATAATGAGAATAGAGGTGGGGCTTTTTGCCCCACTTTCTTGAGGTGATATGATGACAACGCTTGAGAGGCTTAAACTCTTAGCAAAACAACTTTTGACGAGAGAGCAATACACGGACAGCGAGCTTACGAGCTTTTTGGAAAGTTACAGTTTGACAGGCTCCGAGGACTGGACGACCGAAAATGATGATAATGTTTGGCTTGCGTATGCTGATTTACTTGAAGCATACTTGACAGCTGTAATCGATTATAACCAAGGCGAAATAACTGAAAAAATCGACCGCGATGCAATAGCAGAGCGAATTGAAGAAATTAGAAGAAGGCATACATTAGCAGAGCTAAAAGATCTCTATAACGAGGGAGAAGAAACATGGTTCTGACGATTATAAGGACTACACAAACCTTCGATGAATGGGGCAATCCTGTAAGCCAAACCGCACAAACGAACTATGAAATCGAACCAAGGGACTGGCAAGCATACGGGAGATATGATCAGCTCGAGATAACCGACGAAGGTATCCTGAAGCACCGTATGAGGATTCTCTTTTTGCGAAATGGTTTGAAGGACGTGCCGATAGACTTAGGAGACGTGGTCGAAGTCGAGAGCAAGAGATATTCCGTGCTCGAGATTCGAGAGTATCAGAACCACAAAGAAGTGATCTGTCGTGGCGTTGAGTAAAGATCCTAAAGAGCTGGCAGAAAAGCTAAGAAAGTATATCGAGCGTGATACAGAGAATATCATTCTCGTCTTGCACAAGATAGGGCAAGAGGCTGTGAACTGGGCACGGGACAACGGGAGCTACACGGACAGGACAGGGAACTTGCGAAACAGTATCGGTTATATCATCTTCAAAGATGGTGAGGAAGAAGCGTTTTTTGGCAACGCTCCAGCACAGGCGAATAAGGATACTGTTATTAGGCTTGCTCAGAGCAAAATTCCGAAGAGTGGTCTTGCTCTCGTGGTTTTTGCTGGCATGGAGTACGGTATTTACGTTGAAGCGAGAGGCTATACCGTCCTTAGTGGGGCATTGGAGAACTCAATCACAGCAAAAGCCCTCGGCCACGCTTTGAAGAAGGTGAAAGCATGATTCACGACGAAATTGCAAGCTCGTTCTATGCCAAATTAAACGGTGTAGGGGTTCCTGTGTTCAAGCATGTTTCGAATACAGCCGGGGAAAGAATAGTGATTCAAGTCAAAGCAAACACGATTGAGATTCTTCAAACAGCGCAGGTTTGGATTCTCGTTTATGCAGACACAATCAACAACTTACCAAACATGACAAGATTAAACCAGCTAAAACAAGCAATCGAAAACGCGCTTGTAGAACCATTCACAGCTCCGTCTGGAGAAGTTCTACTCGTCGAACCAATCAGCATAGACGGGCCATTCGTCGATCCCCAGATTCCTAGCGAAGCTTATTTGATTCTCAGGTATCGTGTGAAAGCGAGGTGATGCTATTGTTAAAAGAAAAGGTTAAATGGAAAATTTTAAATATTGAATTTACTGAAGGACGACTTAAAATCATTATAGATTTCTTTTACAGATTCAAGCCAGTATACGACCCAGAAACAAATGAACTAATCGGGTACGAAGCACTTGGAAGCCGAGAAACATTAGAATCCCCTGTTGTACTAACTTCGGAACAAATCAAATTATGGCTTGATGCTTATTGGGGAAACAAATACGGACCATTGGATGCTCAGGCACAAGTTTTGTCTGAACTCGGAAGCATGAAAGGATTTGAACAACTTTATTAAGGAGGGTGAAAAAATATGCCAGATCTCTTATTTAGTGTGTCGAAAGTAGAAGTTAGCGACGACGGTGCGGCTTGGACTGATTTGGGAGTTACAAAGGGCGGAGCGAGATTAAACCAAGATCCTGAGAATCTTGAGATTACAAGCGACCAGAACGCTGATCCCGAAGCGGTTATTCCCATCAGAGCCGTCAAAACAATTAGCTTAAATCTGCTCGATGCGAAGCCCGAGAACATAGCACTTGCTTTCGGCGGAACTGTGAACGGTTCTGCCGTCGAGATTCCAGCGGTGTTGTCTGGTGTTGAGAAACAGCTAAGGATCACCACCAAACCCATTAATGGTGTGAAATTCACAATCGAAGTCCCGAGAGCGTCGATAACCGGAAGAAGTGAGATCAATTTGACAAACGACGATGCTGCTGTTTTGCCGCTTGAGATTAAGGTTCTTACCCCCCAAAGCGGTCCAGCAGTTACTATCACTAAGGTAACGGCCTAATAAAAACGGGGCTATATGCCCCGTTTTGTTCTATTAAAGCAAAATTTCCAAGATTTGAAAGGAGGAGAATATGAGCGATCTAAATCAAATTGCCAATCTGCCAAGAAAAATAAAGATAGGTGAGAAAGAATACGAGATCAAATCTCCGTCTCTCGGTGTATCAGCCCTTATAGCTCGGGAGATGAGTGAGGTTCTAAAGCTTATTGACTTTGATATTAGCAAGTATCAAGCATCAAAACTGGATGACATGGTAAAAGGGATACTTTTCGGAATTTATAATGCGGTAGTCGGCGAAAAAAGCGAGCAGATGATAGATAGGATTTGCAACATTTTATCTTATCTGATCAATAACAGCAAAGAGGAGAAAATAATCACGCGTGAAGAGATAAAATGGGGACTCTCGATTAATGACTTCCTGCCATTGCTGATAGATGTTTTGAAAGCGGCTGATTTGTCGGATTTTTTATTATTGCTGCTGAAGATGGCACAAGCGTACGACATCGAGGGGATAATCTCAGGTTCTCAAAAATGATCTTCTCGATTGCTCAAACAACTGGTTGGACGATTGAATATATAATTTGGAATCTCTCAATTCAGCAGGTAGTTCTTCTCTGTAAGGCGAGTGAAGAACTCTACGGGAATAAGAAAGATGTGAAGAGGCTCGAAGATTTCGACGATCCTGAAGGACTTTTCAAACAGATTTTCGGACCAGATGCATTTGAAGGCAGGTGATAGGCTGTGCCCGAACTTGATCGCTTGTACTACACACTTGGCATAAATACAGGAGAACTGGAAAAGGGTATTCGAAGCGTCGAAGACAAATTTAATAGACTCGCAGGAACGATCGGAAACATAGCGGCAACGATAGGACTTGCTTTTGGCTTTAAACAAATGATTCAAGATATAAAGCAATTGACTTTCAATTTCGACCAAGCCATGAGACAGGTATGGACTCTGACAGATCAAACAAAAGAAGAATTTGATGCAATGAGACAAAGCGTTATTGAGTTGTCGAAAGAAGGGCCGTACTCTGCAACAGAACTTGCAGACGCGCTTTACCAAGTCATCTCCGCCGGAGTCGACGCTTCTAATGCGATTGACTTTCTCGGGCTTGCAATGAAGGCAGCTCAAGCGGGGGCGGCTGACTTGTTTACCGCCGTGGATGGTCTGACAACAATTCTCAACGCTTGGGGCTTAGAGATGAAAGAGCTTGAAAATGTCAGCGATGCCGTTTTCGTGGCTGTTAGAGAAGGAAAAACAACTTTCCAAGAATTAGCACAGACAATAGGTACGGTGGCTCCAGCGGCTGCTCAGGCGGGCGTTTCGCTTGAAGAAGTTCTTGCAGCCGTTGCAGCACTCACGAAACAAGGTATCGCAACTGACAGAGCCATGACATCCTTAAACTATGCAATCCAGAGCATCATCGCCCCAAGTGACAAAGCGAAAGAGGTGGCTCAGAGTCTTGGTATTGAGTTCGACGCAGCAAAGTTAAGAGCGATGGGTTTGGCTGAATTTCTTGAATATGTTGGTGAAGCGGCCGGTGGAAATACTGAAACACTTTCAAAATTGTTTGGTTCAGTTGAAGCTTTAAGGGGTGTTTTCGCATTAACTGGTAATGCGGCTAATGATTTCAGAAATATTCTGGAATCAATGGGAAATAGCGCAGGTGAAACACAAAAAGCAGCCGATAAAATGGCTAATACATTGGCAAACCGGCTTGCAAGGCTCAAAAATAGTTTTAATGCTATAAAGCTTTCTTGGGGTGAAGCAATAACACCAATGATACAACATCTCGCAACGATAACCGAAAAGTTTGCCGAGTGGGTTGAAAACATGACACCGTTAGAAAAAGGAATTTTGACGGTTTCGGCCGCCCTTGTTGGACTTATCCCTGTTATTAAGACAATCACAATGCTCTTTGCTATTTTGCAGGGCGTTACTGGAAATTGGATTGGTCTTTTGGCCGGAATAGGTGCAGCGGTGGGGGCCGTAACAGTTACTCTTGGAATGATGAGACAAGATATAAGCGACATTTCAAGTGCAGTTCAAACTCTCAACGAAGATCTTGAAGAAATTGAAACGATTCACGCATCCGATCTCGCTCAGGGATTTGATAATGCTAAAAGAAAACTCGAAGAAGTATCAAATGAGGCTGAACAATTACTCAAAGATTTTGATAAACTATATCAAGCTGTTGCAGATTACAATTATGCGCAAGAGACTGGATTGGGTAATCTGAAAGATATTGAAAAGAAAATTCAGGATATATTGAAAGCACAACCTCAACTTGCAAGTGCCGTTGAGGTTGTAAATGATAAATATGTAATTCAAAAAGATAGAATAAAGGAAATTCTTGACTTCGAACTTGAAAGGCTTAGAATAGCTCAAGAAGCTGCGCGCGCCGAACTTGAATCATTAGAGACAAAAATAAACTCTCCAGAATTCAAACAATACAAACAAGCCGTTGAGAATCAATATCAAACAGCAAAACAAAAAGTCGAAACACTATCACAGCTTGTTGAAAAGTATCAAGCCAAGCTTGCAAAAAATCCCCTGGATGCTGTGGCACAAAGCTTTGTTAAAACATATCAAAAAGCACTTGAAACCACAAGACAAGAATTAAGTGATTACGCAGCTAAATATAATGAAATTCTTAAACTTGATGTTCAAAAAATAGAGTTGCAGCAGAAGATAAATAGTCTGGAAGATACACACAAAAAGATACAGCAAGAGATTCAAACGCTTGAAAAA